TGATCAAGGCATTCCGCGAGGACGAGCGTGACACTGTGGCTCCGTATTTCTGGAGTGACAGCCAGCTTGTGCGGTTCGCCAATGGGGCGCTGACGGCTTTCGCCGAGAAGACCAAGAGCATCATCGATGACGGCTTTGAACTGGAGTTCAGCCAGGGCGATGGCGTTCTCGATTACCCGGAGTCGATCATTGATGTGATCGACGCCGAAATTACCGTAGGCGCCAAGACCTGGCCGATTGACGTGCGCTCGCCTGGCGAAATTCGCCTATCGCGCATGCCTAAGCGCGGCAAGGTGTTGCTGGTACTGGCTGACAACTCAGTCGGCAAGCTGCGCCTGGTTCCTGCTCCCGCCGAATCGGGCGTGCTGGCCCTGCAGGCTATTCGCAGGCCGCTGAAGGAACTGACCAAGGACGCCAAGATCCCTGACATAAACCCAGCGCACCGTGAGTACCTGCTGCTGCATATGAAGCACCGGGCCTACAACGTGGCAGACGCTGAGACATTCAACGCAGCCAAGGGCGCCGGCTTCCTGATCGAGTTCGACCGCGAGTGCCAACGTATCTATGAGGATGCGCTGCGCCGCCGTGGCGGGGCTCGCACAATTAGGTATCAGGGGTAATCATGGGTCAGACGCGCGCCGACAGCTGGGTCAAGGGGGCGAATAACATCGCCAAGCCCGAGCGCCTGCCCGAAGGGTTCGTGCGCGAACTGGTAAACCTTGATCCGGCCGGTGGCGGCCAGCTTGAAATGCGAGCGGGTCATGCGAGGGTGCTGGAGGCGGCTGATATGCGTCTGGCCGTAGCGCTGCCCGGTCGTGTCGTCTACGTCGATGGCGGCGATATCGGCTGCTACTCGCGTCATACCGATTCCACCCAGGTGATTGGCAGTATCACTGCTGGCGGTGATCTGTCCGGCGCGTCGCTCTTCGGCCAGGTCTACCTGAGCGGGACGTTTGACAGTCTGCGCACTGATGGGCGCGAGGTGAAGCCTTGGGCCGTGCCTGCGCCAGGCTTCGACGTTGAAGTGATCGACGGCGCGCTGCCGGCCGGCATTTACAAGGTGGCGGTGACGGCGTTCGGTGCGGATGGCGAAGAGTCCGGCGCCGAGCCGTTGATCGTGCGGCTGGGTGAGGGTAAGGCTCTGCGCGTGCTGAGCGGTGATCCTCGATCGGTTCGGGTCTACGCCAGCCCTGCAAACGCTTCGACGCTCTACAGCCAAGGCCCGTTGATTGGTGGCGCGATGGCGATAACCAAGGTCGATGATCGGTCGGCGACGTTGACCACTATCGGCCTGGTGCCGATGCCGGCCTGCTCGATCTTGGCTGCCTATCACTCTGTTCTAGTGGGAGCGAGCGGGCGGTGCGTAGTGTTCACATCGCCGATGTATCCGCACCTGATGGACCCCGTGGCGGGCTTCTTCCAGTACCCGGAGCCGCCTACCGTGATCGCGCCGACCGAGGGCGGCGTTTACGTGGTCGCTGACAAAACCTACTTCATCACCGGCCTGGATACCAGCGCGCCGAGCCAGGTTGCCGTGCTCGACCTGCAGGCTGTGCCGGGTTCCGCCAGGCTACCAGATGGCCGGGTCGCATGGTTTACCCGATACGGCCTCGCGATCGGCAATGCGGCCGGTGAGGTTTCCCTACCCAATCGCCAGACCTACGCGCCGGATCTTGCCAGCGCGGGGGCTGTTGGCGTTCTCGAAAACAACGGCATCCCGATGGTCGTCACCACCATGCACGGCACGCCGAGCCCCAACAACCTCGCCGTGGGCGACTTCGCAGAGTTGGAGATCCTATGAGCACCGAAGTGCTGAAAGTCCTTGGTTTTCGTCACGAATTTGAGCAGTACGACGCGGTAACCGGAGAGGTTATTCACCGCGAGGTGAAACTGAAACGCATCCCGCAGGCTGGTATCGACTTCCTGATCCAGGCGCCGTTTGGCGATGTGGCGCCGATCCCTAGCTTCTATTGCGGCCTGTTCCGCAACAACGTCTTGCCGGCCGAGGGCATGACTGCCGCCGATATCCCGAGCGTGCTGGGTGAGTTCACCGAGTACTCCGAGGCTACCCGCCCGGAATGGCAGCGCGTCTACAACGGCGCTGGCAGCTACTACAACACGGATGCCAAGGCAGAGTTCACCGCTACCGCGGAGCGCGATATCTGCGGCTCGTTCATCGTCTCCAACCCGGTGAAGGGCTCCACCACCGGCCTGCTGCTGTCCGTTGTGCGGTTCAGCACCGTGAAGAAGATCAGCCCCGAGCACCCTGGTCGGCTCTCGGTTGGCCTGACCTATATCCCGACCAACATTCTCTGAGGATCGACCATGATCAAGCAAAGCACTGGCATGCGCGTGTCGCTTGCTGTAACCGGTTCTCTGAAGGCAACCCTGGATGGTGGCCTCGTCCGAATCTATGCCGGGTCTGTGCCGGCGAATGCCGACGCTGCGCTGGGCGGCGCCACGCTGCTCTGCGAAATCAGCGTTGGTGGCGACGGAACGCCTGTGACCTTCGAAGCTGCAGCGCCGCTGGGCGTGCTCAAGAAGTCGGTTTCCGAGAACTGGACCGGCAACAACGTGGCCGGCGGCAACCCGAGCTTTTTCCGTTACGTGCTTGCTGGTGACGCTGGTGATGCCAGTGCATCCGCCGTGCGCTTCCAGGGTACTGCTGGGCCGCTGGGCAGCGATATGTACATTGCAGAACTGCCGCTGGTGAACGGTCAGCCGCAATCGTTCTCGCTGTTCGAGTTGGCCATCCCTGAGCAATAACCCATGGCGAACCGCCTGCAGAAGACGCCGCGTCTGGTTTACGTGCCTGCTGTGCCGGCCGTGCCAACGCGCCCGGCGTATTGCATTGCCCGCCAGGTCGCTGGAAGCTCCAGCGGCCTGGTCTTCGGCGGGTCGAGCTCAGGCGGCTACCAGCCAACCGGGCAGATTCCTGCTGGATGGTCTGGCATCAGTGACCCGAACGGCTACGGCACCATTTATTCATCGATCAAGCCTGTCACGCGCACCGAGCAGGTGTGCTATCCGGCGGTACCTGGGCGTGCTGCAGTGCCTGCCAGGATTGACCAGTTCGACAGCATCGGCTGGAACGGCGGCGGGCGGTCGATCAGCCCGGTACCGAACGAGGGTTTTTTTCGCTGCACGCTGCCGCCATCGCCGATCGGTGTGCAGGTTGGCCTGTCTGGTCGGACTTTCCAGCACGTCTACTCGGGCATGCGGCATAGCATCGTCGCCAGGCGAGAGGAATACAGCATTGTCGAGTTCGGGGCGACCGTGTTTGGCCCGGAAGCACTGCCGGCTGGCGCCGTTGTCGAGATCAGGCGAAGCCTCGGTGTGGTGACATACCTGATCAATGACGAGCCGGTTTATCAATCAGCGGTGCTGTCATCTGGAGAGGCATACGGTGGCGTGGTGCTCTATAGCGTGGTCGATTACGTCGATTCGCCGCAGATAGGGTCGACCATCCCGGCGATCGAGTTTTCCGCCTCACTACCGGCCATGGTCGCTGCGATCAGCGATGTAGATGATGTGAGCTGGATGCTGGGCAGGCTGCCGGCGCTGCAGTTCTCTGCGCAGTTGGATCGCGTTGGGGGCGTTATCGAGTTCTCGGCCCAACTGCCGGCAATGGTCGCCGCCATCAGCGACGTGCCGGATGTGGCGTGGATGAAGGGCGAGCTGCCTGCGTTGCAGTTCCAGGCCACGCTGGGGCCGATTGAAGAGATACCGTCCAGCATGGTGGCCGTGCTGCCGCCGCCGATCTTCACTGCGAAACTGCAGACGGGCAACGATATCCAGTTTTCGGCGACCTTGCCGGCGATGATAGCGGCCATCGGCGAGGTTCCGTTCAACCGTGTCAACGTGACAATTCCCCTTCGCCTGATCGCCAATATTGGCGAGCCATACATGCCTGAAGGCGAGAGCGACGGCAGCGACGCCATATTCGTGAATGAAGAGGCGGTGCTGGAAACTGCGTTGATCATGATCGCCATGGAGTCGATCGGCGTAGCCAGTGCCGAGGCGACGCTGACCATGGTGTTGGAGCTGGCCTCTGTCGACTCGGTTGGCATCGCTGATCAGGCCAGTATTGGCTGGATCATCGAAATGCTGGCGCATGAGAACGTGGCCGTATTCAGCAAGGCCGAGTCTGCCAAGCAGCAGGCGCTGCAGTATGCCGTCAACTACATGACCGGCGCGCTGACCACCTACCGCGACTTCGATTTCCTTGGGTTTACGCATGACGATGGGCAGGCGTATGCCTGGCGCAAGGATGGGCTGTACCGGCTTGGCGGCGAGAGCGGCGAAGTGGTGAGCGCACTGGTCGACTTTGGCGCGTCTGATTATGGGGAGGCGCGCAAAAAGATCATGTCGACTGCGTTTGTCGGCGTGCGAACAGACGGGGAATGCTACTTGAGGCTGTGCGCCGATGAAGGGCCGGAGCGCGTTTACAAGCTACTGGGCGGGTCACCGCAAAGCCGCGCACTGCTCGCCAAAGGCGTTGATGGCAGGACGTGGAACGTGCGGCTTGAGCTGACAGATGCGACCTATGCCTCTGTCGACAATATTGAATTGGAAATCGGAGTTTCGCAGCGGCGCGGCTTCGGCAGGAGAAGCTGATATGGCTGATATTGATGGCAACATTGCGCAGCTTTTCGGCTTTGCTCGGGATGCGCTGGGGAGAGCTACGAACGCAGCTGGCCGCGTCAGCACCTTCATCCCTAACATCACGTCGGCGAATCTCAGCTATACGCCGAACGTGCCGCAGATGCCGAAGCCGGCGGCGTTGACTGACTTTTTGCAGCTCGACAGCAGTAGCAGCACGCTGCAGTTCATCAACGCCGAGACGGAAGGGTTGATCGACAAGTACTTTCCCGAGATAAGCGGGTGCTTGCGCTATCCCCCGGAGGAATGGCTGTGCGGAATCATTACCGGGCAGAAGCCGTTTGGCCTGAGCAAAGAGGTTTTTGAGGCCGTTTGGCATGAAAGTCGCGACCGCGAATACCGTGCGCGCAACAGCGCAGTTGAGCAGATCCGCTCTGAGTTTTCATCGCGCGGGTTCAGCGCGCCGCCCGGGGCCATGCTGAAGGCGGTCATGCGCGCAGAAGAGCG